GATACCGAATATGTGATGTACCTAGACCAAGACAATTGGTTGGAACCTAATCATGTACAGTCTCAGATAGACACAATCAAACAAAAGAACCTGGACTGGTCCTATTCACTTAGGAAAATTAATTCTAAAGAAGGTGAATTTGTATGTAATGATGATTGCGAATCACTAGGCAAATGGCAAACATATCACGGAATTAATCACATAGATACTAATTGTTATTGCCTTAAGACAAAAGTTGCGATACAATTAGCACAAGTATGGCATGGTGGTTGGGGACAAGATAGAGTGTTCTTATCAGCCATAACACAATATTTTAAGAACTTTGATTGTACTGGAGATTATACAGTAAACTATCGTGTAGACGGTGGGACTGGTTCAGTAAATTCTGATTTCTTTATCAATGGCAATAGTGTGATGAATAAAAAATATAATGGAGTTTACCCATGGAGAAAAAAACATTAATCGTAGGCCATAATAGTTTTATTGCCAAACATATAGGTAATATATTTGATTACGATAAAATATCTTACTCAGATTTAAGTAATTACGACCTTAAACAATATGGTGTGGTTATTAATTGTGCATTAAACCCACTATTCAAAACTCAAAAATACGAAGACAAAATAGACGTTGATTTTCAAGTAGGTGTAAAAGCCTGTGAAGCAGGATGTCATTATGTTACGTTTTCAACTAGCAAAGTCTACCCCAAAACTTCTACAATATCAGTTTATGATGAATATACTATGGTAGAGCCTTTTGATTATTATGGTGAAAACAAATTAAAAACTGAAGGTAAATTGATATCAAATTATGGTGATAAGACAACCATACTCAGAGGTTCTAATATATTTGGCTTTGAATACGGTAGAAATTCATTCCTTGGTTATTGTATGTCACAATTGGTAAATGAAGGTAAAATAACATTGACTTTAGCTGATACCGTTACAAGAGATTTTCTTCCCGTGGAATCATTATCATATATTATTGACCGTGTGATACAAGTAAGGCCTTTAGGTATCTATAATCTAAGTGCAAATTATGGTTTAAGTGTAAGAACAATTGTAACAAATCTAATTAAAGGTTATGATTACGGTGGTGTTATAACTAAAAAGTCTTATGAAATTGATAGACAATTTATTATGAATAACAGTAAACTAAAAAATACATTAGGAATAGAAATTGGTCCTTTTGACTACTATGAAATATTTAATAACTTGGGAAAAAGATTATGCAAGATTTAGTGATATCGGTAATTTCAACATACACATTTGATAAAATTAAACATTGGGTTCATTCATTAGAAAGGACTGGTTACAAAGGTCGTAAGGCCATGATTGTGCATAATATCACCGATGACACAATCAATAAGTTAAAAGACCATGGTTTTGAAGTCTATCTAACATCCAATCAAAGAAATAAGGCGAATGATGGTTATCATTTTGCTGACAATTTCACATATCAAGTACCACATACAAGACATTATTTTTATTGGGATATTTTAAGAAAACTAAAAGATGTCCGTTATGTTATCTCTACCGATGTTGATGTGGTGTTTCAATCAGATCCTTCTGAATGGCTAGAAAAGAATCTTGGTGATAAAAAACTAAATTATGGTTGTGAAGGTTTGAAATATAAAGATGAGGCTTGGGGTAATCAAAACATACAAGAATGTTTTGGTCCAATCATACACGAATATATGAAAGATAAACCTATCTACAATGCAGGTTCTATGGCAGGTGAATATCAAACCTTTATTGATTATTCTTTAGCGGTTTGGTTATCAATTCAAAATAATAAACATCCCACACCAGACCAAGCAGCTGTCAATTTGATGTTATCACTAGAACCATATCAGTCAATTACTAAATTCAATGACCATGATACAAATTGGGCTTGTCAATGTGGAACTACGGTAGACCCAAGCAAAATTGCTGGCTTTAGACCTAACTTATTAAGTCCTGAACCAACATTTGATGGTGAATATGTTTATAACAGTAAAGGTGAAAAATACGTTTTAGTGCACCAGTACAATAGAGTACCTGAATGGAAGGCAAAGATTGAGAAAAAATATGAATAATGATATTACAATAATAACCAATTTCTTTGACATTGGTCGTGGCAATTTACCAACCGCAGTTAGAGGCCTGGTATTACCTCATTTCCAACACCGTGATACTGAGAAATATTTTGAGTATTTTGAGGAGTTGGCTAAGATTAAAAATCCTATGGTTGTGTATACGACCAAAGAATATGCAGAACGTATATCTGATATTAGAAAGAAAAATGGATTAGAAGATAAAACTTCTGTTGTTGTCTTAGATACTTTCATGCCAAAAGAATTTGAACCTCTGAAAGAACGAGTTAAAGAAGTATTGGATTCTCCTGATTTTTATAGTAAAGTAGATAAACCACATTTCGTAGAATACTGGTGGCCTGAATACATAATGATTCAGTTTATGAAAGTGTTCTATATCAACCATGCTATTCAAAATGGTTTTGTTAAGACAGACTTAACCGCATGGATTGATTTCGGTTATTGTAGAAATACAACCACATTACCAGTATCGCAGGAATGGAAGTATAGTTTTGATCCTGAGAAAATTCACCTGTTTAGTTTAAGACCAATTGAACCACAAAGACCAATTGATGATATTATATATCGTGGTGATGTGTATATTATGGGTTGTCATATGGTTGCTGGCACACATAAATGGGAAGAATTTATGAAGTTGGTTAATGGATGTATGGATATGTTGTTGAAACACAATCTTGTACATTATGACCAAACACTATACTTGATGGCTTACTTAACCAAACCAGAAATATTTGAACTACGTTATATCAATGAATCTGATTGGTTTGTTGTATTGAAAGAATACAATGATTAATATTGTTTCTCCACGTATACACAATCTAGGGGACTTCTCACATTGTTTACCATCACTATCCGGTTTATATAAACATACCGGCCAAAAGATGCATTTTATTATATGTGATAGGTTACAAAGATTCTTAGGTATTAAAGAGTTATTGTTAGGCCAAGAAATGTTTGAAAAAGTTTCTTTTGTGCATGAAATAATGGATCAACAATTACAAGCAATTCTGATTGACGATACTGGCGACAAAGGTGAACATGGATTGAATTCAGCTATTGCACATAGATACGCCAATTTTATTAAAAGTAATTACCGTATTCCTTTTGAGATTGATGATGACTTTGAATTGCAGGTTCCTACAATAACCACGGAAGATGTTACCGATAAAATTGTTGTTGGTGATAGGTGGTCTCCTAAGGACGCTCCGGATGTTGATGACCGGAGATTATCTAATTTAATTGAAGGATCCGGTGTATTAAAAGGAATACCTACACATTATCTTGACTATACTAAAGATTTAGTGTATAATTGTAACTTGATTAAGCAAAGTAATAAACCATTTGTTACTACGCTTACCGGTATTGCAGTTTTATCTGACCTGATGAAAAAAGAAACTGTTATTTTATATGATGATGATATGAAACATTGGAACAATAAAGATATAGATGAAATTTTCAATGACCATTTTTATCTGAACAGAAAAACAAGCCTACACTATATTAAAACTTATGATTGTAAATATTGAACCTACCAATTTTGGTGGACAACTTAGAGCCGGTGATTTGGTTGGTGTGCTGAACTATTTGGCATTTCTACACACACAACCTCCAGTATATAAAGATTTAAAATTTTATATACCGGATCACTCAGTTAATCCAGCAAAACATTGTTTGCAGTTCCGTGATTGGTTGATACAAAACACACAATACCTCTCAGCTGAACCAGGAGAAGGATATTTAAATTTGCAAAATGCAAACTTATGGGACATTAGGTCTGTGACAGGTGATGTATTAAAATTGAAATTTGACAAGCCATTAAAGAAAAAGATTTGTGTCTTTCCACTTTTAGATGCACCATACAATCATTATCGTAATTGGTCAATTGAAATGGTTAATAGTATAATTGACCATTATATGCAACCACAGTATGAAGAATATGAAAAGATTTTATGTATGGCAAATAATTATAATATAGACCAAAAAGGTTTTGTTTGTGACACGGATTACATTAGAAATATTGAACACATTATAGATTGCAGCCATTTTGTTGGTGGTGATACAGGAACATCTCATTTTGCTTCTGTATTAGATGATGATAAAAAAATTAATTATTATTATGGTTCCGTAGGTCTACTACATACTACACCTTTCTACGCTTTGCAAGGTAGAGGTAATATTAATATGTTTTGGAATAATAACTGGAGAACAGATTTGCTATGATTGATAATTATGAATTGATAAGACCAGGCCATTGGCATCAAAAAGAATTGACTGGTGATATGATGAAGTATGATGAGAATTACATACAATATTATACTAAGATGGATGATAGAATGTCCAGGCTTAGATATAACTTATTGGTGGATCATCTTAAACCATTTAAATCTGTTTTAGATGTTGGTTACGGTGATGGTAACTTCCTACAATATTGTTTCAACCGTTTTGTAACTTGTTTTGGTAATGATATATCAAACTATCCATTACCGGAAGGAATTAACTTTGTTGAAAATGCTTCAGATGTTGAAGTTGATGTGATTACATTCTTTGATTCGTTAGAGCATAGACCTGAGGCTGATTTACTTCCGTTTCTAAAATCACTTAAAACAAAAAACATAGTAGTATCATTACCATGGTGTCATGGTTCTATGGGACCAGAATATTTTCAAACATGGAAACACCGTAAACCAAACGAACATTTTCACCATTTTGATTATATGGGTCTAATCAATTTATTGGATGATGCTGGTTTTAAAACTATTCATGTAAGTAATGCAGAAGATGAAATTCGTAAACCTGTAAATTATTTACCTAACATATTAACTGTAATTGCTCAAAAGTATGATTAGTTTGACAGTAATTGATTCTTTACATTACAAACCTAGTATCAAAGCAGCCAATAAAACAATTCAAACTTTAGGAGATAAAATTACTAAGGTTTATTGGTTTAGTGATATTGGTACAGATGAAATAAATGGTGCTGAAGTTACTTGGGTTAAAATACCAAAAATTAAAAACTATAACGATGAATATGGTTTTATCACATTAAAAATGGTGCCACAAATATGTACAGAATCACACAACTTGATTATTCACTCAGATGGATTTGCAGTAAATAAAGAAGCTTGGACAGATGAGTTTTTAGAATATGATTATATTGGAGCCGCATGGTCAAATGGTATGGTTGGTAACGGAGGTTTTTGTTTACGTTCTAGAAAATTATATGATGCATTATTGGATATGAATATTGGTTACAAAACTCCAGATTATAAAGATTATCTAAACAATTCTGAGTATTATGTAATTACGAATGGTGAACAATTGGTACCTGAAGACAATATAATTTGTAAGATATATAAACACACGTTAGAAACAAAATACGGAATCAAATTTGCACCAACACATATAGCCAACAGGTTTAGTGTAGAACATAATTACAATCACGAATGGGTTGGTAAGAGTTTAGGATTTCATGGTAAACACGGAATTGCATTACAATATGGAGTTGAATTATGAAGAATATTAGAATTTATATACACACAATGGATTTGCCTGGCGGTAAAGAGATTTTAGAAAAACAAGTTGATTTACTTGAAAAAACTGGATTGTTGGATTTGGCCGAAGAAGTTAATTTTATGATGCACTTCAAGGAAGAAAACTACACTTGGTTGGAAGAAAGAATGGGTGATAGATTAAATGTGGCCTTTCATTTGTTTGATGAAGGATATAAAGACTGGTATGAGGCCACAACAATGCAACAAATACAAGAATGTGCACATGGAACCGATGAATCGTATTATGTTTTATGTATGACTTGCAAAGGTTTAACACACGGACCTGGTGGCCATCAAAATTGGCGAAAATACATGGAATATTATTGTGTAGAGAAATGGAAAGAATGTGTTGATAAGTTGGAAGAAGGTTATGATACAGTTGGAGCTGCTTATTTGCCAGATCCTCCTTATGCTTTTTATCCCGGAACTTTCTTTTGGGCTAAGTCATCTTATATTCGTAAATGTAGAAGATTGTTACCTCCACCAGAAGCAAACTTCCAACCACAATTTGAAGGACAGCCTCATCATAGATATGATTTAGAATGTTGGATTGGTAGTGGTAATCCTAATTGGTATGAAATGGATCCAGGTCCATCTGGGCGTTGGTATAATAAACCACCAAAATCAATCTACCAAGAAGATGATGAGATAATTACAATTAGATATTAATGGAGTGAAATTATGGGAATAATAGTAGATAGTAGAGACATGGTTAATTATTTGGCCTCTGAGAAAATTAAGTATGTCAAAAATTATGATGATTATGTAGATGGACAATTTGTACAATATTCAGGTCAATTATGGGACCATGAAGAAATGGCAGCTGCAATCAATACATTAGTATATGGTTCTTGGATAGTTTCTGGTGAAAAAGTTGAACAATTTCAAAACGAATTCAGTAAAAGATTCAATGTAGGTTATTCACACATGGTCAACTCAGGCAGCTCGGCCAATTTGGTATTGGTTACCGCTATGAAAAAGAAATTTAAGTGGCAGAATGATGATGAAGTTATTGTATCACCTGTGGGTTTTCCAACAACGATTGCACCAATCATACAGAACGGTTTAAAACCTGTATTTGTTGATATTGAATTAGATACATTAAACTTTGATGTAAATTTAATTGAAGCCAAGATTACACCAAAAACTAGAGCAATATTCGTATCTCCTGTTTTAGGTAATCCTCCAGATATGGACAGATTAGTTGAAATTTGTAATAAACATAATATTGTTTTATTGGGTGATAACTGTGATTCATTAGGCACACAATGGAAAGGTAAGTTGATTACTGATTTATATTATGCTTGGACAACATCATTCTATCCAGCTCATCACATTTCAACAGGTGAAGGTGGTATGGTTTGTTCAAATGATGAGAATTTTATCAAAGAAGCCAGAAGTATTTCTTGGTGGGGTCGTGACTGTTATTGTGTAGGTGCTAACAATCTATTAGAGTGTGGTACCTGTGGTAAAAGATTTGATAATTGGATACCAGAATATGATGGTATTATGGACCACAAATATTTGTTTACCAATATCGGTTACAACTTAAAGCCTTTGGACTTACAAGGTGCTATTGGTTCTGTACAGTTAAAGAAATTTGATATGTTAGAATCTAAACGTAGAGAGTATAAAAACAAAATCCAAAAGATGATTACAGATAACATTAAAGAAGTTAGAGTAATTGATGCTTTGGATGGTTCGGATCCATCTTGGTTTGGTGTTCCAATATTCTGTGAATCTCAAGATGTAAAAGAATTCCTGGTGTCTCATTTTGAAGCTAATAAGATTCAGACCAGAAATTACTTTAGTGGTAACATACTAATGCATCCTGGTTATAGTCACTTAGAAAGTTACAAGAATTATCCAAATTCTAATTTAGCTCTCAGTAATGTATTTTTCTTAGGATGTTCACCACTTTACAATGAAAAAGTTTTGAATTATATTAATTCGGTATGTGAAAAATGGAACAAGTGATAAATGTATTAGGTGCTGGTTTTGTTGGGGGTCGGTATTGTGAATTGACTCCCAACACAGTTAAAAATGATAGAGATGATTATTCGGTTAAAGCTGATGAAGTTTTATATTTCATCTCAACCATAGATAATTATAATGTTCATACTAATCCTTATTTGGATATTGATACGAATCTTACTACTCTAATTAAGACATTAGAGACCTGTAATCCACACAATACATTCAACTTTATCAGTTCTTGGTTTGTGTATGGAGACGTAGAATTACCTGCAAAGGAAGATTCTTATTGTGATCCTAAAGGTTTCTATTCCATCACCAAAAGAACAGCTGAACAGTTATTGATATCGTATTGTGAGACTTTTGGAATAAACTATCGTATCATAAGATTAGCCAATGTACTAGGTAAGTCTGATACTAAAGTTTCCAAGAAGAAGAATGCTTTACAATATATGATTGAGGAGATTAAAAACAACCGAAATGTTGAGATGTATGACGGTGGAAACGTATTTAGAGACTATATTCATGTTGATGATGTAGTACAAGCGATTAATCTTATATTAGATAAAGGTGAATTGAATACAATCTACAACGTTGGAAATGGTAAAGAAATATATCTAAAAGATGCTTTATCGTATATCAAAGACAAAACCGGTTCAATCTCAGAGTTGAAAACCAGAGAAGCTGCAGAGTTTCACAAGAAAGTGCAGACCAAAAATATGGTTTTGGATGTATCAAAAATTCAAAATTTAGGGTACAAACCAAAATTTGATATATATCAGATACTGGATACTTTAATGTAACCGACTATATATCGGATCGTAAAAGTCAATAGTTTGAGCCCCAGACTTAAAAAGTTGTATAAATATATCACGGCAACCAAAGTGTGTTGCAATTCTAAGGTTAAAATCAATGGGTTTATTTCTACAATTTCTCAAAGAAGAAGATGAGGGAGATGGCAAGTTAAAGCACATCACTCATCCGGAAGACCGTCCTTTAATGGCTGGTTCTAAAGGCTTTGACCGTGCAAAAGCCGTATTGAACAAAGCACACAACCACATCAAATCTGGTGGTAATAGTTCCGACTTGACAATGAAGTATGACGGTTCACCATCTCTGGTGTTCGGTCATCATCCAGAAACTGGTAAGTTCTTTGTTGCATCTAAGTCAGCTTTCAATAAGAATCCAAAGATTAACTATACTTCCGCAGACATTCAAAAGAACCACGGACACGCTCCTGGTTTGGTAGATAAGTTACAGGCATCATTAACACACTTGAAGAAAGTTGCACCAAAACATGGTGTATACCAAGGCGATGTGATGTTTTCGCATGGTGATGTAAAACCTAAATCTGGTGGTAAGGCAGAGTTTACACCTAATACAATCTCATATACCGCTAAGGGTGATGAGGCAGAAAAGGTTAAGAAAGCCAAGTTGGGAGTAGTGGTGCACCAACAATACCATGGTGACACATTAGATAATATGAAGGCGGATCCACATCCAGACCATCATAACTTTGGTCATCATCCAGATGTATGGCACAAATCAGCAGAAATGAATACGAAAGATATTCACTATTCTCCTGAAGACCAAAAAGAATTCCAGAAGCATATGGATTCTGCTGAGAAGATACACAATGACAATAAAAAAACAATGTATCCAGCAATTGATATGCATAGTGGTGAAGGTGGCCATTTGGCAACCTACATAAATCATACTGTCCGTACAGATGAGAAACCAACACCTGAAGGTCTAAAGAACCATATTAAAGATAAGTTTAAAAAGGCAACTGACAAACTGAAGACGCCAGCTGCCAAAGGTAAGAAGGCTGCCGAGTTGAAAACTCATATGGATCATATTGATGCTAACAAGAAACACTATAAAGCTGCTTTGGATATGCACCAACACATTCAGAAAGCAAAAGATGTATTGGTTAGAACATTAAACCAACATCCAGGTGGTTTGGAACATCACATAGATGGTAAACCGACCGATCCTGAAGGTTATGTTGTTAACCACGAAGGTCAACCAGATAAATTGGTTAACCGTAAAGAATTCGCAAAAGCAAACTTACTTAAAGTTAGAAAATGAAATCATTCTTAGAAGTATTAAACGAAGAAGACAAAGATAAAAAGTCAGTTGTTATGGCTTTTGGCCGCATGAATCCACCAACTTCTGGTCACCTCAAGTTGATTGACAAGGTTAGAGAAACTGCAAATAAACAAAAAGCCAAACACGCTGTTATACTTTCACATTCACAAGATTCTAAAAAGAATCCATTATCACCAGAACAGAAGATTAAACACCTAAAGAGATATTCTCCAGGTACTAAATTTGTTGCATCCTCTAAAGAAAGTCCAACAATTTTACATCACGCTTCACATTTATATGACCAAGGCCATGACCACTTAACTGTAGTTGCTGGTTCTGACCGTGTAAAAGAAATGGACACACTCTTAGGCAAATATAATGGCGTAAAAGGTCGTCATGGATATTATAAGTACAAAAAGATTAAAGTAGTTTCTGCTGGGCATAGAGATCCTGATGCTGAAGGTGAAGAAGGTATGTCTGGTACCAAGATGAGAGAACACGCTAAGAATAAAGACTTCCATGAGTTTAGAAAAGGTGTTCCGCACCATGTATCAGATGCTCACACAAAAGAGTTAATGAAAGATACTCGCAAAGGTATGGGTTTAAATGAAGATGTAAACCGTGGACAATTCAGAGCAATCTTTGTGACTGGTGGACCTGGTTCTGGTAAAGATATCGTTATCCGTGAAGCAGTTGCAGAAGCCAAAGCAGTAGAATTAAATACAGTACAGGCATTTGATTACTTACAAGATAAGGTTAGATTGTCTGAAAGAACTGGTGACTTCCGTAGAGAAGCAATTCGTAACCGTTCACCTTTGATTATCAATGGTCCTGCTGATGACCATGACCGCATTATGGCCATCAAAGAAGAATTAGAAGAACTAGGATACGAAACAATGATGGTATTTGTTAATACTAGTAATGAAGTATCTAAGGAAAGAAATGAAAAATTGAATAGAATGATTTCCGAATCATTGCGATTTGATAAGTGGCAAGAGTCACAGAAGTTTCACAATTCTTTTAAGGAACAATTCAAAACAATGTTAAGTTTTGATAACAGTCCTACATATAGAGAAATAGAACAACAGATTACCGAAACATATCATAATATCAATGATTTTCTTGACGACAAAGAATATAATGATATTGCATTTTCTTGGTTGGAAAATCATAATAAGCTAAATATAAATGAAACGTTCAAATACCTTTTTAAAGAGAAGAATGATGTTAAGAAAGATAGCAAATTTATTCAGACTAAAACCGTTGGCCAGTACAACTCAAGTTTCAGAGCAGCCAGACCAATTGACATTACACCAGACAACAGAAAAGGTGGAAACAGATTCGGTCAAGAAGACTCCATTAAAGGTGACACCTTCCCAAGAAAAAATCCTAACGGATTCTCAATTGCTGGTGGAGCCGGTGCCGGAGCCTACTCCGCTCAAGAAGAAACGCAGCCCACGCTCAAAATCAGTAAGCCAGAAAAAGTCTCAAACTTCCAAAAAGACAACAACATAGTAAGAACAGGCAAAAGAAAAACTTCTGGTAATCCACCAGATGGTGGTTCAAATACAAAAGGAAGTGGACCAGGCCAAACATTCTCAGACCGTTCTGGTTTACAGATGGGTTTAGGTGAAAATAAGAGTTTTAGTGCTTTTAGAAAGCAAGTTACAAAAGAAGCAATAGATGATCCAGGTCTTGGTGATCCAGGTCTTGGTGGTACTATGAGTGGCGCATCCAATAAAGAAGGTATGCAAATGTATAGTGACCGAGACCAAAAAATGAAAATGGCCGGAATAAAAATTAATAAGAAAAAGGGAGCACAATAATGCTAGAAAAATCAACAACATCAAAATCTATAATTGATGCAGTCAATTCTGTTCTTGGTGGCCAAACAGTAACAGAAAGTAAAAAACCAGCCGTACTGAGTGAAGTTTTTAAAGCTCAATCAAATGAGCCAGAAAAGTTACAAGCTCAAATGAAAGGTAAAAAAGATGACGTAAAAGCATCATTAGGTAAGCCTGCTATTGCTATGAGTGCAGAAGAAGCTGAACCACAAGATGTAAGATTCATCAATGCTGTTGCAAGAGCAATCAATGGCGAAAGAAATGTTCAAATTGAAGCCGCAGAAAAAACAAAGAAAAAAATGTTAGCTGATGATGAACTAGATGAAACTGGTTTTCATATGGCTGCTCATGCCGCTAAAAAATCTGGTGCAACA